TATTCCTTGCCTGCGATATTCTGGAGCAATCTCCGTATTTTGAGATGACATATATCCTTCGCCAAATCCAGAATCTAAAGCGTAATTAGTATCTACCGAACCTATGCTCTTAGTGTCATCGCCTTTCTGAAGGTAATACTGGCCAACCCGGCTATCTTCTGGATCAACTACATCAATCAGCTTCATGCCGCGATCTGCCAGCTTAGCGATAGATGCGTCAGCTTCTTGGGTTGCCATTGTAGCAGGAAGCCCGACAGCAGCAATCAATGCCGCATTAGATGCGCCCTTGTTGTCTTCTAGCCACTTGGAAGCAGTATCTACCCACCTGGCATCCGCAACCTGGAATAAGTCTTGGCGCTTTGCAATAGCATCAATCTTTTCAGCGTCATATAGCAAGCGTGGAGGCTTGTCGCTTTTTGGCTTTGTCATAACGCCTTCTAGCTGCTTATAGGCGTCAGGATACATAATCTGCGGTGGCACGCTTTGCTCAAACCCACCAATGTATTCACCCCCAATACCAGTGTTGTATGACGGGTGATTGGTATTTCTGTTTAAGTCAAATCCTTTGCCGACACGGCCCATCGTAAATCCGGCCTCGCCTAAAGCTGTACCGGCAAGGTCAGGATCAATGAAAGCGTTTTCTATATCAACAATAGTCGGGAAGCCCAGATCGCGATATGCAGACTTGCTCATCGTCTTGGTAAAGGCGCTTCTAAACTTGCCTGCCCCTTCTGGCTTAAAGTTGCCCATACCTAAAAGTTGATCTCGCGCCTCAGGGCTATTTAGTCCAACCCACTCAGGCTTGCTTTTGCGCAAGTCGTCATCAAACTTATTAATTGCTTCTTTAGGCAGCTTCATAGACTGCGCCCACTGCAGCATACCGTCAGCAAACGCCTGGTTAAAGTAGTTAGCCTCTCTGCCCATCGCTGTATAAACTCCAGTGGCGTCCATTTTTAGGGACTCCATTAAGCCTTCAGCTTTATTCTGAAATGGAACTGCGCCAGTTTTCATTGAGGCCCAGTAGTTACCCTCTGGAGTGAGCGGGCTGTTCGGATATCTAGCGCCACCTCTACTGGTGACTGGGACAGGCAGTTCAAAACCGCCTATGTTCGTGAGCGTAACGTCTGTGCCAGATATGTCGCCCTTGTGTGGAACCAGGACCGTATTCTCAATGTCTTCCGGCATTATAATGCGACGGTCATCTAACAGGCCACGCTGCACAACTTGCGGATTGAGCATAGTCTGCTCTTCCCTGGCCCTAAATTGGTCATTGCCTTCATACAGCTTTTGGTACTTAGTCTGCGCCGTCTTAACTGCGGTTGGGTTCTGAGCTGACTCATCTGTCAACATCCCAATACGCGTTAAGTTTTCAGGGCTCATCCCTTCTGCCAGCAAAGACAGCAAACCTTTAACAGCCATAACCAAATCCAGTCAAGTCACAAAGGCCCGATTATATCATATTGACTACACAATGCCTTGCAGGTTACGACGTAGTGGCTCACCCCAGCTAGATGATGTGGGCTTGTACCCAACAGCCAGGTATCGCAGCGCATCGGCGCAGTGAGAGGTCCAGTCGTGTAGAGGTCGTCCACGCCAGGTCATGCCCTTGTCGTCATAGTCTCGACGGTACTGCCGGATAGCATCAATGCCTCGCTCGCACTTCTCCTCATCGAACCAGCACCTGGGAAGCATAGAGCGCACAGACTGTATACCATCATCAACCATCAACTGCGGAGCTATAGTGATTGGCCTCACCCCCAGGGCGCCAAGTGTCTCCAGGCGAGACTTACCTGAGCCTAACTCCCTTACCCTGACATCGTGCGGCAGTACATGGCTTTCGTATACATAGCCTTTTGAGTTTAACAGGGCGACATAATGGTCCAGACCTACACCGCTGCTCTCATAGTAGTCGATAAGGCGCACCTCAGCCCCTACAAACTGCGCAAACCAGATAGAGGTACTATCACCTACCCCCAAGTCCCAGGCCGTTACAACGCCAACAGCGCGGTCGTATGGCACGTTAGTTAGTCTGCCCTCAGCTTTAGCCTCTCGCATCTCTACAGCGTAGTAGGCGCCATCGGCGTGTATCTTCATCTCCCCGTCCCAGACATGGCCATAATCATCCGGGCGCAGCTTAAAATCTTCTTTGCGCTCGTTGTCTAGGACCTTTGGGAAGTAAGGATTATCCTGCCAGTTGATCTCGCATATCTTGCTGTCCTGGGGAGGGTTGACGCGGAAGCGCCTATGCGTTGCTGAGTGCTTGGTCTCAGGGTTCCAGGTCACCCATATCTCAGAGTCGTCCTCTCGGACAGTTGGGATTAGCTTCTGCCAGGCTGCATCAGATACACCCTCAGCCTCATCCACCCAGGCGATAATAATCCTGGCCTTTGACTTGATCGAGTCCAGGTTGCGGCGTAGACCGGCAAATACATAGTTGATACGGCCATCCTTAGACCTGACAAACTTCTCGCCTATCTCATAGTACGACAGAAGCCAGGGGACCGCCTTGATGGCAGACTTGATCTCTTCCAGGGATGATTCATCTAGGGAGTTTAGGTGCTCTCGTGCGCAGAGTATCTGGCCGCTGTTACCTGCCATGCCATACCTGTACCCAGCCACTGCAGTCATCAACGCAAAAGACCTAGTCTTGCCTGACCCTCGGCCACCGTATGCGCCTCTATACCGGGCCTCACCTTCAAAGACCTCGACTATCTTGGGAGGGAGCCGAATCTCTGCAGTATCAGTCATTGGTTGGTAATGGCTCTGCCACTAGCTTAATCACCGTGGGCTTAAACGAGTCATCAGACGATGTGTGATCAATCTGCTGCTTGTCTCCATACTTCCTGGGCGACATCCTGGCAACCTTCCACTTCCTTCCGTCAATGCGCAGCTTGGCTATGTTGATGGCGTTAGAGTCCACCCCCTCACCCAGCTCATCCGCTATGTCAATGATCTCATCAGCGTAGAAGTCAGCCTGGCAATCACGGGCTCTCGCGTACTGCTCCGAAAATGCGACTTTGTCAGGTTCTGTCAACCATTTCATTAACGTAGACATAACAGGCATGCTGTCATCCCTGCATATCTGCCTGGCGCTCTCACCAAGGGATAGCCTGCGACATATGTCAGCGGCTAGTTCATCTGTAAATATTGAAGGTCTCATTTTAGGTCACAAGTGCAGTTAACCTCAAAACACCGGCATGTTCTTTCCATGCGCTGGTGAGTCAGGTACAGCACCTCAATCATCATTTGCTTATCCCGGTCCACTAACGCCTCAGCGTAGTCTCGGACCAGGTCCATATCGGCCTCATGGACGTCTTCATCTGTCGTCAGTTTAATCATCATCCGATTATACCCCCAACAGAGAATTTACGCACTAGACTAAACCTCAGTCCCAAACAGCTCTTCTGCCATTAACGCAAAATCCCGGAATCCCTCGTAAGGCTCCAGGGCTGATACCTCATCCACCAGGTTGGCTACGTCGTCTTGCCAGTCAATCAGCTCATCGCGGAACTGTGATCGTGGCACGTCAGTGCTCATCAGCGACTCAATTATCGAGTCAAAGCGAATGACCTGATCATTGAGCTCCCACTCAAAGCAGTCTTCAAGACTTTTTGATAAGTTTAAATTTTCCATAAGACACCTCTATGTCAATAGAATAAAGGCATTGTCCATGTTTTTGCTGCGAATGTAAACCTTTCGGATTACAGATTAGACCAGGTCTTCCCTCGCTATTGCCAGAAG